GAGACGGGACGCTGTGGGGGCAATCTTCCCTATGGGCAGAAAGACGGCGAGGCTGCGGTGCTGAATCGCATTACTTCGCTGTTAAATTCGGGGTTTTGTTTAAGCTGTAGCTACATCGCCAAAGATTTAAACAATTACGGGTATAAGCAACGCAACGGGCTGCCCTGGACCAGCAGCTCTGTGCGAAACGTCATCCGGTCCGCAAAGAAAACAATGCAGGGCTACGGCACTGCGAACTGGGAGAAACAAACATGAGAGGCAGTTACCACAACTACATCCTGAACACCAGCCGTTTGACCAAGACGGTCGAGGATGCAGCGGCGAAGCACAAGGAAGAGTGCGAGCAACGGTTAGCGCGCATCCAGAACGGCAAAGAGCCGAGTCACAAAAACGGACCGTGGCCGGGGCAGAAGCCCGGCGAAGTCAAAGAATGATTCCTGCTCCGCCAAGAAAACGCCAGGACGGCGAGACTATCTCATTCACCTGGGCACCAAGTGAGTGGACCGGCAACGGCTTTACCAGCTTCGAAAAGCTGGGCAAGGGACAGGTTCAGTTCGCTCGTTTTCAATACGTCCTGCGCCGAACTAACCGTCACGTAGGCGGCGCGCAGTGGGTGTATTTCGTGAAGACGTTTGACGCCCCCGGCGCGCACTTTGCACAGATACCGGAAGAGGACATTCGATAGGTTTCGCGGAGAACAAAAAAATCCCGGCAGGTCTTCAGTCAGCCTGCCGGGATTTAGTTTTTGGTTACGGGGCGAAGTTTTTTGTTACCCTACCACGTCCACCAGTATTTTTTCGGTTTGATGACCGGAGGAATGGGAGGCGGCGCGGGATAGTTCGTCAGCGTAGTCAGGTTCGGCGGTGTGGTGATAAGGCAAAGCGGCGAGCTGCTGGACGGATTGCTGGCCGAGTCGAGACAATTCGTTCCGCCCCCAGGAGGCCCAAAGGGAGGGCCTGTCACCATGCTCTGGCACTGAGTGGGATAATTGTCCAGCTGCGAGCCGCAGCAATAGACCGTCAACACGTTCGTGTTGGTCAGAGTCGGCAGCGGCACCGAAAACCACACGCAATTGCTGAAGGTGTAATAGGCGCAGTTGTAGCCGTTGGTGTTGTAAACGACCAGCGTGTTTACCGGGCAGCGAGTTTTCGATTGGTCTGGTTCCACTACCGGCTCTGGCGCAGGCACTAGCTGCTCGGTGTCATAGGGGAACCACGTCACGATATAGAAAGACTCGGGCCAGTCCTTGGGCAGGTCGATGTTCGTCTGGTTTTGCACCTCGGTGTAGAAAGACCAGTAGTTCGAAATCTGGTCCGGGGGCACGTTGGTGAGATTTCCGTAGGTGAACGGTGCCAGGATGTTGACCGTCCGGAATATCTGGTAGGCCACATGATTGAAGTTGACCGGCTGCCAAGTCAGCGTGACGGTGTTGGCGTCCTTGTTGACTATCTCAGTCGGCAATCCCTGCGCCCGGCTGGAACAGACCAGACCGGCGCAGGCCAGTAGTAGAAAGATGAGTTTTCTCATACCTGGGCAGCATACACTTTCCGCAGTTATACGGATACCGATATTTTTAGTCGATGGCCAGGGTGTTTCCGGGTGACTATTAAGAGTATGGTTATTGCTGCTAGCATTGGAACCGTGGCTGCTGCTGTTTTGGCTGCCGCGCCGTTGATTGTCCTCGTCACCATTTTGGTCTTGCGTCGGAACAAAGACGCCGAGGCCAAGATTGACAAGGCGGTTGACAACGTGGCTAAGAAACTCTGAGCCACAGAACACTCAGGGGGACGCCCGCCCCTCGGGCTCCCCTCTTTTCTCCATGACCCGTGAAGAAAAAAATCCGCCCCATCTACATCCGCTACTCGACCAGTGACCTGATGATTTTTGTGCTGCGCACTTGGCGCGCCCAGGGATGGGCACCCCGCCTCTTGCTGCCAGGGATGTCGAAGCCGAAGGGGAGAGTAATCAGTCCCACCGACATCAACGTGTCGTTTAAACGCGGGCCTTACCGAGTGCGCCGCTACGGCTCACCCGGCTGGCAGAAGGCCAAGATTGTCCGCTTCTCTTCCGCTGCGGATGTCCTCGCCTCAGGATTAGCTTCCGATGCTTCAGCTACAGCGTAACCACGACTTCGCCCTGAAGGTTGCCGCGCTCCTGCACAAAGAGCAGGTATATGAAGCCGCCGCAGAGGTGACGACCTTCTACAACCTGTCGGTCCGGGTGAAGAAGAACGACGCGCCGGAGAAATACCATCCGGTGCTCCAGCACTATCTGCACAATGTGATGGAGCAGGGCGGCATGGAGGAAGCTGCACAAATTTTATGGAGCCCAAATCAATTCACGCCGGAACCCGTTTCGGTCAGACAAGTCTGGGACCTGTATGAGTCTGCCAACCAGGGGCTCATTATGGGTGCAGCTAAGATGGGAAAATCTTACTCAATGGGTGTGCGACTTTTTCTTGAGTGGGTCCGAGACCCAGAGTGGACCTCCATTCGAGTTGTCGGGCCATCGGAAAGTCACCTTGAAGAAAACCTGTTCTCGCACCTCGTGGGCCTTCATCAGCACGCCACTCTTCCCATGCCCGGTGAAGTCGGTGACCTTTTCATTGGACTGGACCGGCGAAATCAGCTCTCTTCAATTCGAGGTGTAGTCATCCCCAAAGGCAATAACAAGAAAGCCGGGCGACTCCAGGGCGGTCACAGAAAGCCCCGCCCCACGGTGCATCCGATTTTCGGCGCGCTGTCCCGTATGTTTTTGTTCCTCGACGAAATCGAGAACGTGCCGGACGGCATCTGGCTCGACATCGACAACGTGCTTTCAGAAATCGGAGAAGACAAAAGTGGATTCAAAATTTTCGGCGCTTACAACCCTACGGATATGGCTTCAAAAGTTGCTCAGAGAGCAGAGCCTGAGTTTGGTTGGGAGAATGTGGATGCGGACAAGCACTTTCGATGGCGAAGCAAACGCGGCTGGGATGTTATCCGCATTGACGGTGAGCGGTGCGAGAACGTTGTCGCCGGGCGAATTATTTTTCAAGGACTTCAGACACGAGAAGGTCTTGCGTCAATTGCAGCAAATGCTGGCGGTCGCCAGGGCAATGGATACCAGACAATGGGCAGAGGAATGTATCCGTCGCAGGCAATGGAAGCGACAGTTATTCCTCCCGGCATGCTGCCGAAGTGGCGCGGAGAATTCATCTGGTATCGGGACCCGGAACCTGTCAGCTCGACAGACTTAGCCCTCGAAGGCGGCGACGACGCAATTCACACCGTCGGCAAATTTGGGCTCGCCACAGGAATCAAATTTCCTCCCAGCTTGGAGCACCCGAAGGGGCACACGGTCATGTTCAAGGACAACAACGGGCGCGTCCAGCCCCGCTGGGGCCTTCAGGCAGACCAGCAGTTTTCTTTGCCTAAAGCAGAAACTGTCGGCATGAAAAACAACGTCCTGGGCGTCAACCGCAAGAGCGGCACCAAGCCTGAGTATTACGCCTGCGACAGAACGGGGCACGGCGCGGGCGTAGCTGACTTGCTCAAATATGAGTGGTCGAGCATGATTCACGACGTCAACTATTCCGAGGGCGCGGGCGAGGAAAAGATAATGGAAGAGGACTCGAAGAAATGCAACGAGCAATTCGAGCGCATGTATTCGGTGCTCTGGTTCGCGATGCGACAGTGGGGCGAGTTTGGGTATTTTCTCATCAATCCGCAGATGAGCATGGAAAAGCTGGCCCAGCAAATAACCAACCGGCGCTTCAAAGTGCTGAGCGGAAAATCCAAAGTAGAAAGCAAAAGAGATTATGAATCACGAGGTTTTAGTTCTCCGAACGAAGCTGACTCCCTCACTCTGCTTGTCCATGCTGCGCGAAAAGGTTCTGGTCTTACGCTCTCCATGCGGGGACGGCTGGTTGAGAGACCCGACATTGGAAGCGCTAACCCTTGGGAGGACGATTGGCCCACTCACGGTTCCGACGCCCGAGTGGACCCATCTAATCAGTCAGATTACTTGGACACATCCATGCGAACACCGGGCTCACTTGAGACTGAGGCACCTATTCTGTGAACCTGAACCCTAACGTCTACCCGCATGACGGGTTCTTTTTCCGCGAGAGCGACGGGGTCCGAATTTACGCCGACAGTTGGGCGGGCGTCGTTGCCCGCGTCATCAAATACCGCAAGCGTGCGGGTCTTCCCGCAGGCAACCCAGAGGAAGAAGTAAGTGAACAAGCATGTAAAGCTAGCCCGGTTCTTTGCACGGGCGATGATAAGCGGCACGCTGCGGCGATTAAGGTCACTCCGCTCAAGGCGCGAGTTTTGTCGTGGCTTAACAATCGCCAGAAGGAGAAAAAGGAGCTGTCATTTGTCGAGGAACCGACTGCTCGTGAACGCGCCGCTATATGCGCGACTTGCGACAAAAACCAGTCGCTCCCCTCTGGATGTGCTTCTTGCAATGCTGCCAGGAAAATCATGCGCGAGGAAATCATTGGAAAGAGGTTTCAGGACGGGCGAGTCGATGTCTGCGCAGTTCTCGCCGAGGACCTGAAGACTTCTGTGACTCTCGAATCGCAGACTGTGGAGAACAACGAGCTGCCCGGCAAGTGCTGGAGGAAACGAACGATATGATGTTCTGGAATTTTTTCACCGCCTGGGTGCGGGTTCAGTGGGCGAAGTTTTACGGCTACAAGGTCATCGCAACGCCCTGGGTGCAGGACCGGCGCGAGGGCCTCTGCATGACCTGCGATTTTCAGAAGGACGGCGAGTGCACCAAGTGCGGATGCTTGATTCTTTCGAAGACACTCTTGAACACCGAGGCGTGCCCCGTGGGGCGCTGGAAACGCATCTGGGTGATTGACAATACGCCTCCAAACCAGTGACTATTAGACGAATATGGCCAGTGCTACGCTGAGCGCCTTAATTCCGGAATTCCGGCAATATGGCGACACCCCTTTTCTCGGTCCGGATACCTATGCCCGGCTGCGCAACGCCCTCGTCGAAGTGACTGCGGGCGCTGTCGTGCCGCCCTTCGACAACCTGGGCAACAATCACTACTACTGGATGGTCCAGGCGCTCTATGCCCTCGCGCCCAATGCTCTTTTGCTCCAACAGGTGCAGCTGTTTAAACAGTATGCGACCGAGTATACCGGCGCGCCGACTTCCGACATGATTGACCAGCTCAAGCTGATTATTCAGTCGGCCACTTGCGGCGCAATCAATCCCCCGCTGCCGGAGTTTGGCCAGAACGTCACCTACTGGCTCGCGCTCGCGCTGCAAAACGTGTGCGGCGGCTCGCCTGCGGTGCCTCCTGTCGGCGTGCTCTCGGTGATTTCGGTGTCTACCGATGGCTTCAGCTTCATCAGCGTCAAAATCAAGTGGGTCCCACAGTCGTCCACTATCCCCGACACCTGGGAAATCTGGCGGCAGACTTCTCTCTGCACATTTGCTCTTTTCGTGACTGTCCCCGGCGTCCAGAGCGTTTATATCGACGCGGACAACAGCTGCTCAGCAGCTGGCGCAGCGGCTCTCAGTCAGCTCAGCTACAAAGTGCGCTCGAAGCTGGGCTCCACATTTTCCGCGTTCTCTAACACCGTAACCGTCGTCTAAGCATGGCCGAAAGTCTCGTCCTCTCCCCAATCGGCAGCTACTCCGGCTCAGGGTATCCTCAGAACTACCTGGGCGCGGTCATCCAGAGCCCCAAGCTTGACGCTTCCGGCAAGCCGACGCAGAAGTCGATTCGCGACATCCAGATGGCGCGGGACGTAATCAAGACGGTCATCATGGCCGGGCGGAATAGGTCAATCGTCAACTCGCGCATCCTGGCGAAGTATAACGCGGAGAGGCCATACGACGCCTACAAACTCGAAGCCGAGGGATTGGGCTGGCGCTCGAATTTCACCACGAAGCCGCTGCCGTCGATGATTGAGAAAGTCGGCCCGCGCTTTGTCTCCGCGATTGACGGCTTGAAATATTTCACCAACTCCTGTCTGTCCTCGAAGTGGCAGAACGCGACGGAGAAGACCGAAGTTTTCCGGGACGCAATCACGACCTGCATCCGCAACCGCAAAGGCTGGCGCACGCTGATTGAAGACATCGCTTTCAACAACGCGCTCTTTGGCCATTCGATTGTCTCGTGGATGGACGAGTATACGTGGTTCCCCTTTCACTTTCAGCAGGACGAAAGCTTCGTTGCCGACGGCACGAAGGCCGACCCCCGGCTGGCGCAGATTGTGGTGCTCAAGGAAGTGTATCTTCCACACGAACTGTTCCGGCAAATCAAAGACCGCGAAGCCGCCGAGGTAGCGGGATGGAATCTCAAAAACACAATCGTTGCAATCAATACAGCGTCGCCGATTCAGGTCCGCGACCGTTTAAACGTTGGAGGCACACTTGAAACTTGGTATCAGAACGCGCTCCGAGAGCTTACCATCGGGGCCTCATACATGGCGGGTAATTCGGTCATTGTGGTATATACGCTGCTCGCGAGAGAAGTGGATGGGACAGTCTCGCACTACCGTTTGGCTGGGCCGGAGATGCTCGAAATTTTCTCACGAGATAATCGCTTCCCGAGTATGGAGGATACCGTTGCCTTCTATTCGTTCCAAAAGGGTAATGGCACTCTTCACGGGTCCAAGGGCGTTGGGCGTGACATTTACGAGCTGGCAGGGATGATTGACCGGACGCGCAACGAAGTGGTTGACCGGCTCATCATGTCCGGCAAGACCATCGTGCAGGGCGACATCAAACGCATTCATACTTTCAAAATGTCCGTCATCGGCTCCACAGTGATTTTCCCCAACGGCTGGGACATCTTGGAGCGCAAGATTGACGGCAACGTTGACGGCTTCCTCAAGCTGGACACTTACTTCAATCAGCTGGTTGACCAGCTCATCGGCTCTACTTCGGTGCCTCAGATGGAAGGCGCAGGCGAGGGGATGCGGTCCCCGGCTGCGTGGAACCTTCTGGCCAATCGCCAGGAGGAAGGGCAGGACGTCCGCATCTCCCGATTTTTGGAGCAGTTCACCTGCATGATTGCGACGATGCAAAAGCGCATCTGCGACTCCGAGACAATCGAAGACGACGCCAAGGAGGTTCAGAAATGCCTGCTCGAAGCGATGACCCGCGAAGAGATTGACGAGCTGGCAAAATCGCCGGTTGCGGGGACTGTCAAAGACCTTACACCGGTTAAGCGGCAGATGATTATCCAGCTGGCCGCAGAGAAGAAAGGCAATCCGCTCTATAATCAACGGCAGCTCGAAGTCGAAGACTTGACCGCTCGCGTGGGCAAAGATTTTGTGGACAAGGTCCTGCTGCCGGATGCGGACCCGACCGAGAACGCGGAACAGCAACGCATGCAGGATTTGGAAATGGTGCTGCTGTCGCACGGGCAAGCGGTCCCCGTTTCGCCTCGCGACAATCACATGATTCACCTGCAAATTTTGATGCCTGCGGCGGAGCAGATGGGAAGTCAAATGCAGACCGGTCAGTTCGGCACCCCGGCCCTGGAAGCTGTCCTCGCTCACATCAACGAGCACTACAATCAAGCGATTCAGTCCGGCGTGAAGAAAGAAGCCCTGGCGGATGTCGCTTCCTTCGTCAAGAAAATCGGCCCGGCAATCTCCGCGCTCAAGCAGCACGACCAAGCCGCCTTGCAGTTAGCGCAGGCGCACGACAATATGATGGCTGGCGGGCAAGGCCCGAATCAGCCAATGCAACCACCTCAACCTCCGTCTCAATAACCGTGTTCCCCTACCCTCATGGAAATTGTAGCATCCCCACTCGATTGGACGTCTGTTGATGAAGAGAATCTAGTAAAGTTTCTCGACACCGACACCGGCAAACGTTTTCTCCCCGCCCTGCTAGAACGCACTCCCGCGCTCCTGGCGAA